TCCGGCATGACCCAGATGTTGTCCTTCTCGTCGACGCCGACGATCATGAGACACGTCTTGTCAGCCACTCGCTCGGTCGATACCGCGTGATCCGACGCGCCATAGAAGCGCATCTTGTGGAAGGTCGGCATGTCGTCCATCTTGTTGTAAGTGACAAGATCCTCAGAGCGGAAGAAGGCTCCTTCCTTAGGACTTGGACGGCCTTGATATAGTGCAGCAAATCCACGCGGGTCTGTAGCACGGATCTCCTCCAGGTACTGCTTGGTGAAGCGCTCCGGCCATAGCGGCTCGCCGACGGGGCGGCCGAGGATGTCGTTCTCTTCCGCCAGCGCCGGCAGATCGATCTTGCGCCAGGCCTTGGCTTCCTCGGCGTTGTAGTACGGGTTCATCGGATCGATCAGTCGTCCGACAAGGTCGTCCTCGGTCCATCGGGTTTGAACGATAACAATGGTGCCGGTTGAGTCCATGAGACGTGTGCGGAGCACCTGGTTGTACCAGGACCACAGCTTCTCCCGCACCAGCACAGAGTCGGCCTCGGTACGATCCTTGATCGGGTCATCCAGTAGGATGCAGTGACCACCCCGACCAGTGATGGACGACCCTCGGCCAACCGAGAAAACCACGCCATCGCGAGTGGTCTGTACACGGTTGACCGCATTGGCGCCGACCTTGATGGCAACGTCCGGGAAGACCTGCTTATACTCCGGCGTCTCCATAATATCTCGGACGCGTCGTCCGAGATCCCAAGAATAATGTTCATTATAGGTCGCGACGATAATAGATCGGTCTGGATGTCTTCCAATGTACCAGGCCGGAAACATTGCAGAAGCGAGTGTAGTCTTGCCGAATCTGGGACCGACATTGATCATCAATCTCCTGTAGTCGCCGCGCTCGACCTCTTCGAGCGCGGCGCCAATGCGACGGTGGAACTGCTGCGGCTTGTAGAGCGACTTATCAACGTCGTCGTCGTAGTTCGGATCCGGCATCATTAGCTCGGTGAACGCGATCAAATCCTCGCGCGCCCGCAGGATCGCGCGCTTGCGTTTCAGCAATTTGAGCTGTTGCGCCTTACTCGAAGTCGTCATGCTTGTACTTGGCCTGCGGCGCGTCCGGCAGCTTGCGGAGCGTCACCTTCGGCTTGGAGCTGACGGTGTTGACCTCAGCCGGCACCGGCTGCGGGCCTTTCACCGGGCTGGTGTGATGCGTGTAGGTGTCCTGGGTCTTGCTAGTCGGCGGCGGTTTGCCGACGGCGGGCGGGGCCTTGATGTTAACGGTAGGCGTTTTCTTGATGGCCATATCACTTCCCCTTTTTGCCGCTCTTCATCGATTTCGCCATTTTCTTGTTGTCCGCGGCCGCGGTCTTCTTCGATGGCTTGGCGACGGCCTTGGGGCCTTTTCCTGAACCTTTGGGCATTCAATCCTCCGGGGCTGGGTAGGTGACGATGACTTCGTCATCTGTCTCTATACCCAGATCCTCCATAAGGGCAGGGCTTAAATCGGCGACGCGATTCGTGGCCTCATTGGGCCCCCAGTCAGCGGGGTAGGCGGTCTGCGAGATCCCGGTCGCTACCGCTGTAACCAGCGCCTTGGTATCGCCAGCCAACATCGTTTTGGGGGTCTTGGCGTAGTCCCATCTAACGGCAAGATATCTGACTGCTTTGGCGTTGAGGCGCCGCGCCAGCCCAGTCGTTCCAGGTGGCTGAATGGGCAGGAATAGATGCTGGTTGCCCTCGTGGATCGCATAATGAAAGGCAAGCCCTTCACTATCCGAAACTCCGGTGGTGTCCCCGGGGCCTCCGAAGAAACTGCACTTCCCTCTGGCGTGGAACAGCACATCGTCTTCCGGCTCGCCCTCGCCCTCGCCCTCGATCGGCAGCTCGTCGCCGCCGAGGATGGTGGCGATAGCTTCGCAGATCAGCGGGAAGTAAGTGCGGTATTTCTCGGCGTCACCGGCGTGGTCCACGAAACAAATCTCCAAAAGCACGCTAGGGGCCGCGGTATGAGCCAGGAAGAACAGCCCCTTGTTCTGCTTGGCGCCGCGATTTTTCAAACCCGATACGTTGCTGATCGCGGCCGAGATGTCCGCGGCGAGCTTCTGCTCGTTATAGTAAAACACCTCGACGCCATGGCCTTCGTGGCTCTCACTGGCGTTGAAGTGAACGCTGACGTCGTAGTCGCGCAGCCCCTGGGCGTTATGCCAATCTACGATGCGATTGAGGCATTCCTGCTGGTCGTCGGAAACCGTATCGTGGAATTTTTCCACCGCGCAGCCCATGTCGCGCAGATAGATCGCGACCTCGTCGACGACAGCGGTCGCCTCCTGGACTTCGTTGAGGTGACCAACCGCGCCTTGACATTTTGTTGAATGTCCAGAGGAGATACAGATCCTCATGGTGTGAGACCCTTCATCAGGTCCGACCGCTTGTCAGCGTCGGGAACGCAGCGTTCGATCAGCGCCAGGAATCGCGTGTGGGTGTATTGGTCGCGCTTGATGCTCAGGTATAAGAGGCTGCCGAGCATGAAGAACTGAAGCATCACCAGAGCGAGGAGTACAGGCACGCTGTTGAGCGCGTTGACCGCGACCTGCGCTACCTTACTGGTTTCCTCGATGATGCTCATGTGCGGTCACTTAAAGCCTCGCGTCGAACGTCAGCGCCGCAGCGCCAGTACCGAAAAGATGTGTAGCAGTTCCGGCGGTAAGGCCAGCCGCGACTTGGGCAACAACTTGCCCGCCGACTACTGTAGGCGTGCCCATCGTAGCGTTAATGCTGGTAACCGCCACCAAATTGGTAACCGAATTGTACACGCTCAGGCTGGTTATGACGGCGCCGAGTGTCGGTATGGCGCGTTTTTCGACCCACTGACAATGTATTACGGCCGTATTCGCCGAGGCACATTGTCCTGCGCCCATCGCGCCGGTGCGTTTTTCAAAGTACCGCTGGCACGTCAGCAGCTCTTGATCGTAAGGCCGCATGATCAGCGGCGAGCGCGCGGCGGATGGCGCTTCGATACCGGGGAGGATGACGACGCCGGTGATGCGAAAAGGGGTACTGACAGTATCGACACCGTTTACTTGCCCTGAAGCGGCAATGTAGCTCGCGGCGTGCCATACTCCTGCTGACGGTGCGGTCAGCGATGCCCCCGCAGCGATTGTGAAACTCAGATTTATTCCGATACTATTATTTGTGTCCCATACGCCATCTATGCAGCCGGGAAAGGTAACGGTTTTATACTCGGCAATGCCTGCAATGTTCTGTGTGTAAGTGACTACGCAAGAGCGAGTTTGAGCCGCATTGCGGATACTTACGCTGTATACCCCTGCCTTTGCATGTGCTGTCCAGAACCCTATCGTCAATGACTGGGCACTAGCGGTGCCCCACGCAAGTCGTGAAACTCGGTAGCCTTCAATAAGTTGTTGCAGAAAAACGTAGCCCCCAGTCGGGACCGACGCTTGCGCCGTCGTAGCCAACGCATAAATTATATTTGCGAACCCTGGAATAGTATAAGCGGCCTGTGCGCTGGCGGCTACAGCCGTAAGTCCCGCACCTCCAATCAACAACCCCCATCCGTCAGCAACATACCCGTTCCCAACGCGCCCTGTCGTTCCTAATTCCTGACTGACCTCCATCGAGCCGTTGATCTGCATCCCGCTATACGCCAGCGCGTCGAACGGCGCGGCGTACACATTCTTCCTGACGTCGGTCTGCTCGGTGACCGTCAGGCTCTGCGGCACCTTCTTCAGCACCGCCGTATCGGCCGCGCGCGAGGTGTCGGTCGGGTGGACGTGATCTTCGCGGGAATATTGCGTGCCGACGCCGGGCACGGCCGGCGTCGCATCCATCAGCGGCAGATTGTTGGACGGGCTCGCCGACGTCACCTGCGCGCCGGTGGTGGTCCATTTCTCGCCATCCCAGGTGTACTGCGGCTGGCCGGGGACCGGCGTGACCGGGTACTTGTCGCCTACGACAGGTGACGGCGGGAAGTCGAGTGCAGCCATGGCACTTAGCCTTTCTTGGTCGGCTTCGGCACCGCCGGGCCCTGGCGCCGCGGCGCTGCTGGTTGCGGCGTGTACTTGGCGCGGCCGAGCTGCGTAGACTGCTCGACGAAGTCTTCCACGGTCAGAGGAGGTTGCCCCTCCAGCGCGCGGACGCGGTTCTCATGGTCGAACAGCACCTGCTGCTCTTGGGTGGGCGGCGGGGCTTCGGGTTCGGGCGGTTCGATGTAGGGATCCGGCGTGCCGCCGGCTTCCTTCCACTGGATGTAGCCAGGGGAGAACTGATCGCCGTTGTAGTCGCGGTTCGCCATGTCGGGCGGGATGCAGGCTTTGTCGCTGTCGCGAATGACGGCGCAGGGTTCTTCGCTTGCGGTGAGTTGATATTCAGCCATTAGAGCCTCGCGTCGAGTGTAATGGGCGTGTTTGTGCTGAGGTAGTACAGGCGCCCGACGGTTAATCCGGTGAAGTTTGCGAAGTCCCAGATACTCATATCCGTATTTGAGACGTTCACTCCCATTGACAGCGAACTCTGCGCGGGGTTGGTCGCGTAGACGTCCATTATCGTAACCGCCGTGCTCCCCGGAGTAAGGCCTGTAGGGGCCGCCCGCATGACAGGGGCGTGCCTCGTAAACATACGAAGGCTGGTCGTGCTAAAAGCAATCCCGCTCAGATCGGATGTTTTGCGCCAATACCTCTGACACGTCAGCAGCTCCTCACCATACGGCCGCATGATGAGCGGCGACTGCGCCGCGGTCGGAGCCTCGATGCCGGGGAGGACGACAACCCTGAAAATGCGATGCTTGTCCGACGTCGTTGCCACGCCGTTGACTTGCGCCGCTACGGCCACGAAATTTCCCGCGCTCCAGGTGTTGGCTGATGCCGCCTGAAATGTCGTTCCGGCGGCCATGCAGAACGTGATGGATATGCTGCAGTTGATGCCGGCTTCCCACGTTCCGGTCGTATCACCAGGGATTGTCACCACATTGTACTGAAAGACATCGGCAACCGCCTGCGTGTAAGTCGCGACGTAACTTCGGGTAACCGCGTTATTGCGCGCTGACACGCAATAAACGCCCGGTCGGTTATGCGAACTCCAGAACCCTATTGTCAGAGGCTGCGCATTCGCCCCGCCCCAAGCGAGTCGAGCGGTCCGATAGCCTTCGATATTCTGGTGTATCAGGACGAGATCGCTCGCGGCCAGTGACGGCTTTGCCGTGGTAACGGATGTCTCTATGATATATTCGCTGTTTCCCGCGCCGTATAGCAGGCTGGAGACCACCGGCCCGCCGATATATTGCTGCCAGCCGTCGCAGATGTACCCGGTCGCAATAACGGCAGTACCAGGCGTGCGCTCCTGACTGACGCAACAATTACCGTTGATTTGCAAGCCGCTATAGGCCAACGCGTCGAGGCCAGGTGCGGCGATGTTATGCCGGGCCTGGGTCTGCTGGCCGGCGGACAGGATCTGCGGCGTGTCGTAGCGCACGGCGCCGAGCGCCTGGCCGCCCTGCAGCTTCCATTTCTCGCCGTCCCAGATGTAGTTGCCGAAGACCTGGCCGAGCGCGGGTGTGGCTGGGAAATCAAATGCCAATTGATTAACTCCCATT